GTGAGAGCAGATGAATACCCAGACTTTGAATCTCCGATAGTTGAACAAGGTAAATTTGAAGGAGTGATTGGAGTTGGCGGGTTGATTCTATGTAGGATTCCTATCGAAACCGTACAGGAAAGAGAAACTTTTTTTGCGTCTAAAACGCAAAATCAGATGGATGCTGTCGATAACGATATGTTGAGAGATGGAAGTCACCCCTCGATGTCTATCAGTAGACCTGAGAGACAATCTCGCGTAACAATAGGTGGAACCCAAGGTTCATCCGAATAAGGGTTCTTGATTTTAATTCTTGGAATTTAGAGACAAGAAATGGCAAATGTAGACAAAGCCTTTGGCTTAAACCCCTATAAGGGGAACAGCGCCGGTTCTTCCGTTCAAATAGTTAACAAGTACAATATTAGCACAGCCGGATATGGTACAAGCATCTATCAAGGTGACTTAACCATATTTGCAAGTGGTTTTATCAACTCAGCAGGAGTTAGTTCTCCTAATATAGTTGGTGCGTTTTCGCATTGTTATTATGTTGCTACTGACGGAACTCCTACCTTTAAGAATTACTATCCAGCCAGCACAACGGCACTTGGAAGTGGAGCCATAGAAGCTTATATCTATGACGATCCTAATCAATTGTTTGTTGTTCAGGCGGACGGTGCTTCGGCCCAAACATGTATAGGCAGAAATGCTGATACTGAGGGCATAGGTGGTAGTACGACAACTGGTGTTGCTACTCGCGAACTCGACTCTAGTACCATTAACACTACATTGGCACTTCAGCTTAAAATTGTGAGTGTGGTCCAAGACGACGTAAACGGTGACCTCACCGCAGATAATGCAAACTTAGTTGTTTTAATTAATGAGCATTACATGCGTGGTGGAGTTGCTGGTACATAAGGAGTAATATAAATGGCAATTACTAGAGCCCAATTAGTCAAAGAATTACTTCCAGGTTTGAACGCATTATTCGGCCTTGAGTACGATAGATATGACAAGGAATCAGAAGCAATTTTTGAAACCGAATCAAGTGATCGTGCTTTCGAGGAAGAAGTAATGCTTACAGGCTTTGATACCGCACCGGTTAAGTCAGAAGGAGCAGGCGTAGCGTTTGACCAAGCCCAAGAGGCTTTCACGTCACGTTACACACATGAAACTGTCGCGCTGGCGTTCAGCATTACAGAAGAAGCGGTCGAAGATAACTTGTACGATAGATTATCGGCAAGATATACTAGAGCGCTTGCAAGAAGTATGGCGAACACCAAGCAAATCAAAGGAGCTTCTGTATTAAATAGAGCTTTCAATTCAAGTTACCCTGGCGGTGATACGAAAGAACTTTGCGCAACTGACCACCCAACTGTGGGTGGTGCTAACTTGCGGAATGAACTTTCAACATCTGCTGACCTGAGCGAAACTTCATTGGAACAAGCACTAATTGATATAGCTGCCTTCACTGACGAGCGTGGTTTAAAAGTAGCACTTCAAGGGACTAAGTTAATTATCCCTAAAGAGCTACAGTTCGTGTCTGATAGAATATTGGAATCACCCGGCAGAGTAAGCACTGCTGATAATGATATTAACGCTATACGCAACATGGGACTCGTCCCTGAAGGCTATACAGTTAATCATTATCTGACAGATACTGATGCTTGGTTCATCAAGACTGATTGTCCGAACGGATTCAAAATGTTTGATCGTTCACCAATCAGAACTTCGATGGAAGCTGATTTTGATACAGGTAATGTTAGGTACAAAGCTCGCGAAAGATACTCATTCGGGTGGTCTGACCCCCGTTGTGTATTTGGTAGCCCTGGAGCATAAGGCTAATACGTAATTATGGAACCCCGCCGGGGGTTTCTTACTCAACCCGGCACTTTATTTCTATTCCCTTTAAAACTTTTTCTGATATACTCAAATCATTCCGAGATAATTTGTTATATCAACTGACTCGGCAGACTTACTCCAAGATGGTATAACAGTTTTAGTTAGGAGAATAAAATGGCTAAATCAACTTTTTCAGGTCCAGTAAGATCCCTTGCTGGGTTTATCAATGCAGGCTATAGTTCTGTTGTCAGCTTAACTGCTAATACTACAATTACGGTAGCTTCACATGCAGGTAGACCTCTTTTATGTAATGATGCAGATGGAGTGTTCACACTTCCTAGTATCGTGGTTACAGAACCTACAGATAAAACAGATCCCAATCAACTATGTAATCTAGGTGCCCAATTCACTTTTATAGTAGTAACTGCTGCTACAGATATGGATATTACAACTGATGGCACAGATAAGTTTGTTGGTGGGTCGTATACTGGTCTTGATGATAGTGCAGCGGGTAAGACCTTTATTTCTGCTTCATCTAATGATACGTTTACTCAAAACGGTACAACCCAAGGTGGATTAGTAGGAAGTATTGTAGTTTTCACTGCAATGGCAAGTGCTAAATACCACGTAGCGGGACAGTTATTAGGTTCAGGAACTTTAGTAACACCATTTGCTGACGCTTAATAGGAGGTAGACATGGCTGATTCAGTCACAGGACCAACTATTCAGTACGACTTTGATAAGAAATTAGTTACGTATTGTTCTGTATATTCAGATGGAAGCGGCAGTAGCACAACATTAGTTGATGTTTCTGCTCTTGAGAAATCAACTACAAACGGTAACTCATGCACGCACGTTGCACTAAATAAAATTTGGTACACCGTAAGCGGAGCCCCTGATGCACCAGCTTCCCTAGATTGGGATGCAACGACAGACGTTACTTTTTTAACTTTATCCTATGATAATGCGTTCGATTTCAGCGATATAGGTGGTTTAATAAATACAGAGGCATCCGGTTATACTGGCGATGTCCTATTGGTTATACCTTCTACAGCAGATGCTGGTAATGAATACACGGTTTGGGGTGAATTCTTAAAATATTACGAAGCACCTCATAACTAGGAGAAAATATGCCTGGATTAACACGCAGAAGAAACTCTATACGAGAAGGAATAGACTGGAGTAAAAGCGATAGTTATGTCCTTAGTTATAACAAAGGTGGCGTAGTTAAGAAAGGTAAGAAAAAACCTAAACCCGGTGATTATTAAATTATGGCTACATCAGGGACAACTTCATTTGATCTTAGTGTAGATGAGCTTATAGAAGAAGCTTATGAACGATGCGGTCTTGAACTTCGTACAGGGTACGATTTAGAGACTGCACGTCGTTCCTTAAATCTTTTAATAGCGGAATGGGGCAATCGGGGTTTAAATCAATGGTTAATTACCAAAAGTAATTTTACCGTTACCGAAGGAACTAATTATGAGGATCTAGGTACGGATGTCGTTGATATAACATCTGCGGTTATTCAACGTGATAATGTCGATTATCAGTTAACAAGAATCAGTCGATCTGATTTTTTATATACACCCAATAAATCTACTGAAAGTAAACCAAGTCAGTTCTTTTTAGAACGGCATATAACACCTAGATTGTATTTATACCCCACTCCGGAAAATTCAACGGATATAATTTATTACTATGCGTTGACCAGAATGCAGGACGCTGGGGATTACACCAATAACATGGAAACCGTATTCAGGTTTCTCCCGTGTATGACGGCAGGATTGGCGTATTATTTGGCTATGAAAAGAGCGCCGGATAGGGTACAGTTATTAAAACAGGTATACGACGAAGAATTCGATAGAGCGGCCTTTGAAGACATTGATTCTGTAAGTTCTAAGTTTATACCGCCGAGATTAGTTATTTAAGGAGAAAGAAAATGGCTATAAATAAAAAAGGTTTAGCAAGTTTATTCCCTGGTAAAGGAGGAGGTAAGGGAGTACCTATGCTACCCCTTCCCCCTGGAGTTCGACCAATAGATCCGTGGGGACCGGGGGGCTGTCCGCACCCTGAAGAAGAAATTTTATTGGCAGACGATTCATGGATAAAAGCCAAAGATATAAAGACCGGTGACAAAGTTAAAACGCTAACGGCGAAAGATTTTAAAGAAGGCGAATACGAAATAACCCGTGCCGAGATTATAGACAATCAACCACGTTGCGAAATCTTTTTCAAGGACAGTAAAAGTATTATCAGTTCCTACAGCCACCCTTACGCAGTAGAGGATAAAGGCTTTGTTGAAGCTCAAGATATAAAAGTGGGGGACACAGTAGGTGACTTAATTGTAACTGCTACCAAACCTTTGGATTGGGGACCGGTAGTGAGTTTATCCGTAGATGAAGCTGAAACTTATATGTTAAAAGCCGGTAGTGAAGACAAACCGGTTGCGGTGTTGTCACACAATAAATCTCCAGTACAACCAGGTAGACCACCAGTACAACCAGTAATGCCAATAGGACCGGGGGAACCAATAGGACCAAGGCCACCAGGGGAACCAGGAGGACCTGTGACCCCAAGACCACCGGGAATAAGTCTTGCAGCTTTGAAAAGAAAAAGACAACAGTTAAGGGAACAATTAAGACAAATTGAGGCTAAAATACGAAGTTTAATGGATATGGGACGACCTCCTTGGGAGGATCTAGGTCCAGAACCTCCAATGCCTATTCCTTGGGATCCACAGCCGATTGGCCCTCCAACGATGCCGGGTCCTCCAAGTATAGGTCCTATTAGCCCTCCATCGATGCCAGCTCCAACTCCGGTTGGCCCTCCAACGATGCCACCTAAACCAATACCACCTTGGGGAGGATAAATGGCCTTTGCCGCAGGCAAGCTTACGTGGGCAATTTGTGATACGTGTGGACAACGCTACCGCTTAAAGCAATTAAAAGAACAGTGGGACGGTTTTATGACCTGTCCGGAATGTTTTGATATTAAACAGCCTCAATTAGATCCTCCTCCAATTGGGGCTGATCCTCAAGCTGTTAGGAATCCAAGACCCGATCGCACGGAACCGGCACCAGTATCTATGTTGACCAACAACCCTCTTTTGTCTACTCAGGGCAGTGCAGTTATTAAAGTGTTTCAAGACGATCACGGTAAATCGACAGGAAATGAAGTACGCTTTAGAAACACAGAAGCTTTTGACGGGTTTACCACAGGAACGCTACAGGATCCTGATGGCTATTCCATAACTAAAGTAGATGATGATACTTACACGTTTACTGCTGTTGCAGGCACAGGAACAGTTGGAGCCAGAGGAGGCGGTCCTTTTGTCGCGGTCGGACCCGCAGAGGCCTTATTGCCTTTGAATCCATTTAGGAGTGGCGATTCCGGTGCTAATACAGTAATCTCTGTTACTGAGTTTAAACACAATAGAACCACAGGAGATACCGTGCGTTTTAGATCAACCAAAGCTTTTGATGGAGTTACAACAGCCGTGCTTGAAAGTGCAAGTGGGTATACAATAACGGTTGTGGACACAAATGAATATAGCTTTACTTCAACCGGTACTGCAACCACAGGGGATGTAACCGGTGGCGGCAGTACAGCAACAGCAGGACCCGTGTAATGAGCTTTACTTACAGTGGATTAAAAACAGCAATACAGGATTATGTAGATAGTTCTGAGACTACTTTTGTTAATAATCTTGATGTCATAATTAAGCAGGCAGAAGAACGGATTCTTAAAAATGTTTGGCTGGATAATTTTAGAAAAAATGTAACAGGAACCGCATCAGCCGATACCCCCTATTTGGGAATGCCCTCAGACTTTTTAGCCCCTTTCAGTTTGGCCGTCATATCCAGTGATGTTTACTACTATTTGTTATTAAAACAAGTTAGCTTTATGCGTTCTTATAAACCAACAACATCCGGATCGGTCACGGGACTTCCAAAATATTACGCCGAATTTGACAGTGATAGTTTTATTTTGGCACCGACGCCCGATGCTACTTATACTTTTGAATTACACTATTTTTATAGACCTGCATCATTAACAGCTGCTGGGGATAGCGGAACTACATGGCTTTCCGACAATGCAACTAATTCTTTACTTTACGGTTCCCTGGTAGAAGCAGCGACATTCTTAAAATTAGACCCAAATGAAATGGCTAATTTTGAACAACGCTTCCAAGATGCCCTTGCTAGATTACGCAACACCTCCGAAGGAGCAGGAACTCAAAGTCAATACAGATACGACCAAGTTCGCATTCCCACCACATGAAACCAATCCCAGAGCTAGAAGGTAAGAACATAG